ACTACTCCAGATGTCAGTAAAAATGCTTGGCTCAATCGGTCTGTTATACCAGCCATTGTAGCTTGAGCAGTACGGAAGTCATTGAACTTATTAAGTTGTAACACCGATACATCTGCTTCCGACCCTTGTACGATTGCACCGTTGGGTGCTTCTGCTAATGTTCTTGATCTTGTTGTACCGTTCGGGTTGACCATGAACAATACCTTCGCAGCTGCTGCACTACCTTCAACAATCGCTTTTGTAAGTGCTTCCAACGACTTGAGGTCACCGAGGTACTCCTCAACAAATCCTCTGCCGTAGTCCTCTCCATCAATCTGGGTGTAACGTAACGGGAGCCACGGGGACTTTTCAATCGGATACTTACCCACACTTTCTTCGATGAGCATACCCTTGACGTCTTGGTATACATTGTAGTGGTCATCTTCTCTGACTATAGCTGTGTACAGATCACAACTGTTTTCTTTCTCTTGTCTGTATACTTCCTCTCTTACCGATTCAGGAAGCATCATAGGAGCTACTGTTTCTTTAACTGCTATGTGTGTAACGTTACCCATTGGGTCTCTCTTCACGACATAACGATCCAGCTTAAACACTCTCATACCACCCTCATCAGGGAGATATAACAAAGAGTTACCAGTAACTAATAAGTTCTTTAATGCTTGGAAGATACCGTTCCTGAAGTTCTGTACTTCTACTTCCTGTGATACACTACGCTCTACATCCGATAATGCTTTCTCTAAATCAGTGCGTAGTTGTTCTGCTCCTTCTACACCGAGGTCTTCCTTTGCTTTGTCTAACTCATACCGATCTATAACAAGACGAAAGAATGGAGCGTTAGGTGGAAGTAATGCCAGTAATAACTTACTACTAAGATTCAGTACTCCTCTAGCTCCGATACCTTGGTATGGTGTGTAGTACTTAGTAGCGTAGTTGTGACCGTCAGGTGGTAAGACATAAGGAAGCGTAAGCTCAGAAGCTGTACGGCCTCTGTCTAAGAATGACCACCGCTGGTTCTCCAACGAATGATATAGCCCTTGGGCTGTTTCGTGCATACCTTAGAGAGGTTCGTCGCTCGACCACTCAGGACCACTCAAGATGTTCAGTATCTCTTCGTGTGTGTACTCCGTCTTGCCGAGCAAAAAGAATGGTTGTGTGCCTTCGTACTTAACGAATGTTTTAGTACCATCTACAGAGTAGCGAAGCATATCTACTGAAGTATTTAAAACCGAATCAAAATCCACTGAAGTAACCTCAGACGAATCGATGATAACATAAGTGTGTGAATTATACATAAACACTTTCCCCGCTTCCTATTGAAGTAATAGCTGCATCCCCACTTAATGTACCGTTGTGGCTATTAGTAGACATATCATAAATAGTTGTACCGCTGCCATTTTCCGTACCGTCTCCCATTCTCCACCAAGCTTGTAAATCCGTAGTTGGTAATTCGTCAGGAGTGCCGCTGTTATAGATGGTTGAAAGATTAGAACTTTGATCGCTACTATAAATGGATAGTTCATCTATTAATCCGTTATAGTAATAATTATTCCCGAAATAGCTTCCTAATGTTACACCTGCGGCTACATAACTAATAGTATCTGTACCCGAAGCGACTGCTGTGCTATTCCCATCAAGATAAATTCTTGTAGTTGATCCGTCGCCTGCTACCATCACATGATACCAAGTACCTGAATTTATAGTTACACTACTTGTTTCTGCTCTATACGCTCCACTAGCATAGTATTTTAAAATACTGTTCGATCCAACACTACTCATCCATAACGATGGTTTAGCTTGAGAAACGGCAGACCGCATGTCCAAGATATTCACACCAAAACCGCTGGAATTATTTGTACCGTTAGGTTTCATCCAAAACGAAATAGTGAAACCACTCGTGCCAAATGCAAAGTCGCTTGTTGAGGAAACCGTCATCTTATCACCAGCTCCGTCGAAAGTTAATGCACTTCTATTCTCAAAAGCTGTGGTGTCGTTGTAATCGTAGATTAACCAGTTCGTACCGTCCGATACTTCGATCGCCTTACTAGTGGTGTTAAATTTACAAAGCCCGATTGAGTGACTATCTCGACTAGCTGTTGTGTGTGTTGTAAGTGTACTCATGTGAATTATACAATTGAATCGTTGTTATATAAATACCAAGCACTACCGTCCCAAACATACAACTTATCGGTGTCTTTTGCGTGGACGATGGTGTAGTTGGGTTCTGATGTAAGTGCTAATACTTCTGATTCTGTGTCATATACCTCAATAACAGGAAACTCGATACCAGCAGTAGTACTAGCTACTATACCTAAGCCGAATGTAGGAATAGCGTACATTAAGAAGCAGTGTCGCCAGCAAGAACAAAGGTATCAGTAGCGTAAGCAACTATACTAGCTACTCCGTATTGTGCATTGATCTTGGTGTGGGACTGTCTGTTGTTAATGGTAGTTCCTGAAGCACTGAATGATACTTGACCTGCTCCCTTTTGTACAAAGCTACAATTAAACCCTGCTCCCAAACCGCTTGGTACTGTGACAGTTACAGCAGAAGCGTTGTCTAGTACTACTACTTTACCGTTATCTCCAGCTACTAATGTATAGGTGGTTCCTGTTTGATCCTCGATTGAAGCGTCGAAGTTACTGATAGCGTTTCCGTTGAAGTCGTAACTGGATAGGTTGGAAGCAGATGCTTGCCCCATTAAATTGGTAACGGATACTTTCTTGGTGGTTGCGGTTCCAGCTACATCGTCAACAATCGCAAGGATGTCCGCACCTACTGGTGTCGTAAGCTCCGTAAGTTCGGTAATCTTTTTATTAGCCATGAGTATTAAGCGGGTTCAAATAATAATATTTCTAGTTGTTCGGTTGTCAAAGCATCTCCAAACTCCGTGAAGATCGCTCCATCAATGACTTCCTCCGAGTCAAATCCGTAGAGTGTACCAAATGCAGGGCGTTCTAAGTTACCGGGTTTATCTAATACAGCATTAGGTTTAACGAATCCTGATGTAAAGATGAGAGACATACTTATAGAGAAGCGACAGAACCAGTAGCGTAGACGCTGTGAGTACCTGCGGTGTAAGCACTGACATTAGCTCTTAATTTTTCGTAGTGTCCGTGGTCATCACGAATCATAAATGATCCATCTGTTGTAACGCTTTGACTGTGAATAACATGCCAAGCCCCGCCGATCCACGCTTCAATGTCTATCGTAGCTGCTCCCGCAACAGAAGTCTCAACTATAAATGTCCAACTCTTCGTACGCTCCGTATTGAACTCAGTGCCTGACCCAGTTCCCGTAGCGTCGCTTAACAACGTCTTCTTATCTAAACTAATCATATCTTTATATAATGGTTACGAAGGTAATTGTACACCACTTTGTCCGGCTTGCATACTGAGAGAAGGACGACGGGTAGCAGTTAATCTACGAGTTCCAGTTTTCCTTTTAGCTGCCGTACCTGCCATTGCTCGTGCTGGCTCAACTCTTTCAGCAGTAGCGGTAGGAGGAGGCGGAGGCGGCGGAGGAGGTGGCGGTGGTTTGGGCGATGATGCAAAACACATGGCTATTTCTGTACTTGTTTAGTTACTATATCTTGTTCGAGTTGGTCGTCGTAAGTCTGTTGTAAATAATTAATTACACTTCTTTGTCCTACCTTATACCATACCTCCCTTTCAGGGTCTGTCAACAGTGGACATTTATCCGGGAATAGTTTGTCAAGTTTATTGATTAGCTCCTGCGACAGAGCGGGTAATACTATTTCTTCATTCATGTTCTCTATATCCTATATCGTCCAGTTCTTTCGGGAGCTTTCCCTCTTTAATCTTTTCTTCAGTCCAGCACCAAGCCGAAGCATTCCACAAGATAGCAGCCGCATGGTCTTCAGAGTTGTCCCCCTCAGCCAGCCCCAACAAATGTCTAAACATCGAGTCATATAATCTACTTAAAGGGAAACCTCGTTTCCAGTTGTTGTCTCCGTAAAGCTTTCCGCCATCTTCAAATCTTTTTGCGAGACGGCGAAGGGCGACTGGAGGTATAAGGCAGGGTCGTCCCCGTCCAATGTCCCCGTCACGCTTAGCCCCTGTTGAGAAATTTTTAGTGTATCCTTGGTTTGGTAGTTCTTCGGTGTCCATAATCTTTTAATAGTGTTAGTTCTAAAACAATAGTTATCTACTCGGAGTAGTCGTGCCATCCACGCATTCATCAGTGCGTCTTGTTCAGTCATCCCTGCTTTCTCGTAACATGTTACAACAGTGTCCCACGTGTATCCATCCTTCTCCAGCATACGTTCCGCTTTCACCACACCCACGCCGGGCAGTCCTTTGTATCCATCCGTTGCATCACCCGCCAAGGTTTGTATTAAATGATAACGGTCTGCATCTTCCTCACTAGGTTGGTGGTACTCTCCACGGTTATAGTCAAAGAAGATACCGGGTACACTCTTGAAGTCTTTGTCGATACTGACAATGATCGTCTCTTCATCCATCGCTTTATCGGTAGCAAGGATAGATATAACATCGTCTGCTTCAAGGTTCGCCCACAACACGCCACCTAACTCGTCGATGATCCACTGCTTTACTTGTCGTAAGATGATGGGTAAGCGTGACTTAGCACGATTAGATTTGTATTCAGGATTTAATTTACGACGGAAGTTCGCACGATCACTAAGGCACAGCACGACATTCTCTGTCTTTAGTTTCTCTTGGAACTCTACGATCTTGTTGACCACACGAGCTTTAGCTAATGCCATGTCTGCGTGTACAGTCCACAGTTCGTCCTTCCATTGGATTGATTCTTCAGCTACTACTGCTGCTTCAAACGCTAATACATCTGCATCAATCAGTAATGTTGTTTTGGTTTTACTACTCATAATAGATACTCCAGTTCTCTTGGTATTTTTTATATTTTGATTTGCTTGGGTTCTCAGGGAATAGCTTGATGTTCTTACTTGTTACTACATCTCTTGGCATCATCCACCACTCATCCCTCGGAGATATATAGATAGCTACAACATCAACATCTTCCGACATGTGTAGTTTCATATTGCTACCTGTTGATGTGTTGACTGTGTATGCGTTGTGGTCCTT